AGCCGGGTATGCGCAACCTGCTGACATTTGCCAACAAGAAACCCCAAAGTACGCGATTCCTGTACTGGTACGCATATTGGTAACGGACGCTTTGCTAGCGCGGTTGATTAATCACGCCCGTTTTACTTGGGATGCACAATATCCTTGACGGCGCGTTCCATGTTCCGCAACCTGCGGAAAGTGGCATTTCATGGAACATGATGCGGGAGATGCGAGGATGACCGAGGCTGAGTACCAGAAGCTGAAGGACGTGTTGACGCGGCTGTATCGGCACATTCAGCAGGGCGTGGTGGACCCCGAGTTGGATGCGGCGTACTGGACCGTAGAGCGCGCAATGATGGGGCGTGCTTCAACGGACGTGGCGATTCGGTACGCGATTGAGGTGCTGGAGCGCGTAGAGCCGGGGGCCCGTAAGCCGGTGGATTTGCCGGTGCGTGCGGTGAGCAAGTCGGAGCACGACGCGATGTTTGGGGAAAAAACCACAACGACGCTGACGCCCGAGGAGTACCAGCGGATGATCAAGGAGGCGCAGGAGTGATCCTCATTTACGCCGAATGCGGCGAGTACAGTGATTACCGGTTTGAGGTGTTGGGGTGCGTCGAGGAAACCAGCTTTGACAACATTGAGAAGGGTTGCCGCGCGGGCGTATTGGAGTTGCTGAGGCGGCATCCGAGCATGATGCACTGGAGCCTGGTGATTCGGGCGCCTCGCGAAGATGACCCGGAACGCCTTGCAAGGTTTGAGCGGTCGCTTTGCCGTAGTGAACGCATCTTGCCAACGCACTACCCGGCCGGCTCATTACTGGTGATTGCCCAGCAGGGCATGCGTTTGCTTGACCGTGCGCCCGACGAGGACGACTGGATCGTGTCTTGGATGGCCCCGGAGAAGCTGACATGACCAAGGAAGATCTGGACAAGATCATTGCCAAGATGACGCCCTCCGAGCGAAGCGAATTTATGGCACTGCTTGCTGCGGAAAAAAGGGAACCGGTATTCAAAGACGCTGCTTTTGCAGCGCAAACGGCGTTTTTGGAAGATCCCGCCCGCATGAAGGTGGTTTTGTGTACCCGCCGATCAGGAAAGTCCTACGGCGCGGGGCTGCTGCTGATGCGCGAGGCGTGGAGCCAGGCCAACGTGTCGTGTTTGTACGTGGCGCTGACGCGGGCCTCTGCCAAGCGGATCATGTGGAAGGACGTGCTCAAGACGATTGACCGCGAGCAGGGGCTGCAGTGCCGGTTCAACGAGACGGAACTGTCGGTGACCCTGCCTAACGGGTCGATGATTTACCTGCTGGGTATGGACGCAGACGAGCAGGAAAAGGACAAGGCGCTGGGCCAGAAGTTCAAGTGCATCGTGATTGACGAGGCGGCTAGCTACGGCGTGGATTTGCACGAGATGGTCTACGGTATCTTGAAGCCCGCGACGGCCGACTACCGGGGCACGATTGCGATGATCGGTACTCCCGGCAACATGAAGCGGGGGCTGTTCTACGAGTTGACCAAGGGGCAGAACCCGAGCGAGGCGGGCCGCTGGGAAAAGATGGGCTGGAGCGGTCACCGCTGGACGGCGTTTGACAACCCCCACATGGCCGACAAGTGGCGTGCGGAGATTGAAGATCTGAAGCTGGCGAACCCGCTGATTGAGGAGACGCCGATTTTCCAGCAGCACTACCTTGGCAAGTGGGTGATTGACGACAGCAACCTTGTCTACCGCTTTGACTACGACCGCAACTCGTTTGACGAGCTGCCGGTAAAGCAGCCGGGGGCCGGGCGTTGGCACTACGTGCTGGGCATCGACCTTGGGTTCAATGACCCCACGGCTTGGGTGGTCTGCGCTTACCACGACTTTGACCGGACCCTGTACGTCTTGGGGGCACACAAAAAGGAGAAATGTGACATCACCGAGGTGGCCGAGCAGACGCGCAAGCTGATGGGCCGCTTTGACTTTGACCGCATCGTGATCGACAACGCCAACAAGCAGGCGGTCGAGGAAATGCGGCGCCGACACGATATTCCGCTGACGCCGGCAGAGAAGGCGGGCAAGGCTGACTTTATTGAGATCATGAACGGTGACTTCATCAGCGGGCACATCAAGCTGCACAAGAAGATGGCGGCGCCCTTGATTGACGAGTACGGGCAACTGATCTGGGACGACCGCTCAGGACGGCGTGAGGAGCACCCGGCGGCGCCTAATCACTGCTGCGACGCGGCCCTGTACGCTTGGCGCTCCTGCTACCAGTATCTGGCAGACATGCTGCAGCCGAATGGGCTGCGGTACGGCCACAGCGAGGCCGATTGGATGCTGATGCAGGAAGAGCGGGAGATTGAGAAACTGCTGCAAGAGAAGCGCAATCGCGAGGCGGAAATGATGTTGTACGAGGATCCGCTGGACGATTACCTGACCCGCCACTAGGCATATTGGGGCGTCGTCTAATTGGCAGGACATCGGACTTTGACTCCGCGAATCTTGGTTCAAATCCAAGCGCCCCAACCAAATGCTTTACAATAAATACTTGACAGTATACGGTCTGCTGCCGTGGAGGCCGGATGAATCAGTTTGAGATTGAGAAGTGGATTGGATTCATGCGCGAGCACGGCGTTAAGCGTCTGGCCTTGAAGGATATGGAGATCGAACTTGGTGGCCCCTCACGCTCCCAATCACCCACAGTGGAGCCGATGGCCCAGCAGGGAGTGTTTGAGGACGCCACCGGTTCCCTTTGCGCGTGCGGGCACAGTTGGATTACCGAGCACAGTGATGCCGGATGCCTGATGGGATGCTCGCACGCATTGTGTTCGTCTAGCCCTGGGAGCGTGAATGAGTGACGCGACGACCGACACGATGAACGAGGAAGAGCAGCGGCGAGCCAACTCCCGCGAGCATCTTTGGCGTCATGCGATGTGGTCTGCGATTGCTCACCAGCAGGACGTAGTGAAGACCTTGCAGGACGGCGGCATGCCTTGGGTGCATGAGTTTGCGCCGCTGAATCGCGAGGAGCGCGTGTTTGTCATGGGAGCCCTGTGCAAGATGTGGTTTCCCGATATGACGGAAGAGGCAGAAAAAGAGTGCTTTCAGTACCTTGGCGCAGTCTACGGGGTACAGAACAACGTAAAGAAGATGGCGCGCAGCAAGAAGATTTTTGATCGCGTCATGGAATGGAGAAAGCGTCATGCCCATTGAATTTCGGGATTTCACGGTTGGCGGTGAGCGCAGCGGCGTGCCGGACAAGTTGCCGGACAACAAGGAGCGCCGTTGGTGGATGCTCAAGGGGCAGGACGCTGCGGATGTCATCAGCGGCACGCTGAACCTGATTCGCGACGCCCAGTCGTTTCGGGCGACCCAGTGGATTGTCAGCGCCCGTCTGTACGGAAACCTTGCGCCCACGACCCTTGCTGGCGTGTCGTTCAGCAAGCTGGCCGCGCAGCAGCCGGCGCTTCGTGATCGCATCAGCTACAACCTCGTGCAGTCGGTGGTGGATACCGCTGTCGCCAAGGTGGCGCGTAACCGGCCCAAGCCGCTGTTTCTGACCTCTGGCGGCGACTACCGCAAGCAGCGCGAGGCGAAAAAGCTGAACGCCTTTTTGGACGGCGTGTTCTACGAGAACAGCACGCATGAGATCGGAACCACTGTGTTCCGCGATGCGGCCGTGTGGGGCGACGGCTTCATCCATGTGTTCGCGAAGGGTGATCGCGTTTGCCATGAGCGCGTGATGTCCAGCGAGATTTTTGTGGACGACGTGGAGTCGCTGTACGGGATGCCGCGTCAGATGCACCGGGTTAAGCAGGTGGACCGCCAGGTGCTGTTCGACATGTTCCCTGACGATTACGACAAGATCGCGGGAGCCAAGCCCAGTCGCACGGAGGAGGCCGGACGCAGCATCGTGGCCGACATGCTGACGGTGCGCGAGTCGTGGCATTTGCCCAGCGGTCCCGGCGCGGATGACGGCAAGCACTGCATCACAATTGACGGCGCGGTTCTGGGCGAGATTGAGGATTGGCCGCACCAGTGGTTCCCGTTCGCGCGCTGCCAGTGGTCGCCGCGTTTGTACGGTTACTGGGGACAGGGGCTCGCGGAGCAGCTTCAGAACATTCAGTTGGAGATCAACAAGCTCCTGTGGGTGATTCAGCGGTCGTTCCACCTCGCTGGCTCGTTCAAGGTGTTCATTGAGAACGGCAGCAAGGTTGTGAAGGAGCACCTCAACAACGACGTTGGCTCCATCATCAACTACACCGGAACGCCGCCGCAGTATGTGGTGCCGCCGATTGTGTCACCTGAGATCTTTAGCCACCTGCAGAACCTGATCAACAAGGGGTACGAGCAGGCGGGCATCAGCCAGCTTGCTGCGTCGAGCCTCAAGCCAGAGGGTCTGAACAGCGGTCGCGCGATTCGCGAGTACAACGACATCCAGACGGATCGTTTCCACACGGTTGCGAAGTCGTACGAGAACATGTACATGGACGTGGCCCGCCTCTCCATTGAGGTGGTCAAGATGATTGCGGCGAAGGAGGGCGGATACGCGGTGCGTACGCCCGGCCGCAAGTCGGTGCAGGACGTTGAGTGGAAGGACATCAAGCTGTCTGACGAGGATTACGTCATGCAGTGCTATCCGGTGTCCTCGCTGCCCAGCGATCCTGCGGGCCGGCTGCAGACGATTCAGGAGTACGCGCAGGCGGGGTTCCTGTCTCCTCGTCAGGCGCGGCGGCTGCTTGATTTCCCTGACCTTGACCAAGTGGAGAGCCTTGCGAATGCCGAAGAGGATTACCTCACCGGGGTTTTTGACCGGATTGTGGATGATGGCGACTATTCCTCGCCGGATCCGTTGGATGACCTGCAGTTGGCCAAGCAGCTTTGCCTTGAGTATTACGCCAAGGGCAAGGCCAACAACCTCAGAGAAGACCGCCTAGAGTTGCTGCGTCGGTACTTGGCGCAGATCAACGAGATTGAAGTGGCGATGATGCCGCCGCCTCTTCCGATGCCGATGCCCGGCGCGGAAGGGATGCCGCTGGCGCCGCCGATGCCGATGGCCCCCAGTGACCTTGTACCGAATGTCCCGGTACAATAACCAAGGAGAAGTGAATGAGCGTTGAAGGAGTGATGACGAACATGACCACCGGAACGGTTGGTGGTCCCTTGCCGGAGGCTCCGGCACCTACTGCCGCAGAGGTTCTTGGTCAGCCGCCCGCAGAGGCTGCTGAGACTACTGCCGCGCCTGAGCCGGTGGTTGAAAAGCCCCGCGAGCGAAGCTCTGACCGATTTGCGGCGTTGGCCCGCAAGGAGGCTGAGGTCTTTCGCAAGGCGCAGGCGGTTCGCGCGCAGCAGGCAGAGTTGGCTCGTCAGGCCGAAGAGGTGAGGGCGTTCCAGGCCGCCAAGAAGGCCGCGCTGGCAAATCCGGCAGAGGCGCTGAAGGCGCTGGGTCTGACGTACGAGCAGATTACTGAGTACATGCTCAACGACCAGAAGCCGACGCCGCAGCTTGAGATCCAGTCCGTCAAGCAGGAGCTTGAGGAGTTCAAGCGACAGGCCCGCGAGGAGCAGGAGCGCATTCTGCAGCAGCAGCGCGCGATGGCCGCGCAGGAGCAGGAGCAGATTATTTCCGCATTCCGCGACGAGGTTAAGGAGTACGTTGACCAGCACGCGGAAACGTATGAGTTGACAGCCCTTTACGGTGGGCATAGTCTTGTGTCTGATGTCATCGAAGAGCATTTCAAGCAGTCTGGTAAATTGCTGACGACCCCGGAAGCGGCCAAGCTGGTTGAAGAGCACTACGAAGACCTCGCACGCAAGGCTCAAGCGACGAAGAAGTTTGCAGCGACGCAGCAGAAAGTGGCCTCACCGCAGGTTCCGACGACCGCCACGGCGCCAAAGATTGGCCCCACGCTGTCAAACGACCTGAGTGCGACGGCTACCGCAGCCCCGAAGTCACCGCGCTCAGACGCGGATCGGATTGCGGCAGCACTTGCCCGGCTTGAGGGACGTTAGCCACTTGGTTTTGTAGCGACGCGCAAGAAGAAACAAGAAACTAAACCCTCGTTTTACAAACTCGCCAAATAGGCGGCATGGCGCTGCCTTATGGCTTTGCAAGCATAGCTTGCGACAGGATCACTCATGTCTTGGCCCGGCCCCGGTACTTATGGAACCCCCACTGGCACGCTTCCCGGTCCCTCCCCCGTCCTGAATCAGTCGGGCGGCCCGTCGTTCTCGTTCGACCTTGGCGCTGCTAACGCGGCCCTCAAGGAGCTTTACGACGACCAGAAGATTGCGAACCTCGTCTACAAGAACAACCCGTTCCTCGCGATGGTCCCGAAGATGGAGGAGTTCGGCGGTAAGTACATGCCGATCCCCCTGATCGTGAACAACTCGCAGGGCCGTAGCGCGACCTTCAGCAGCGCTCAGAGCAACCAGACGGCCGCCACCGTGCAGTCGTTCGCCCTGACCCGCGCGACCAACTACTCCATCGCCCAGATCGACAACCAGACCATGCTGGCGTCGAAGACGGACAAGATGGCGTTCATCAACGGCGCGACCGTGGTGATCGACGGCGCGATCCGCTCGCTGACCAACAACCTTGCCACGCAGATCTTCCGCACTGGCACGGGCGCTATTGGCACGATCTCGGCGTCGTCCACGCCGGGCACCATTGTTCTGAGCAGCCCGTCGGACGTGGTGAACTTTGAGGTCAACATGACCATTGAGGCCCGCGATCCGGCCTCGCCCGCCTCGCCGCGCGCTGGTGGCCCCGTGTACATCACGGCGGTCAACCGCACCGCCGGCACCCTGCAGGTTTCGAGCAGCATGGGCACCTACGTTGTTCCGGCCGGCTGGGGCGCGCAGGCCGGCGATACGGTCAACGTGGTTGGCGACTACGGTCTTGCGATGAAGGGTCTTGGCGCCTGGATTCCGACCGTTTCTCCGACGACCGGCGACAACTTCTTCGGCGTTGACCGTTCGACCGACCCGACCCGTCTTGCCGGCGTGCGCTTCAACGGCGCGTCGGAGTCCATTGAGGAGGCCGTGATCGACGCCTCGCTGCTCGTTGCTCGCGAAGGTGGCACGCCTGACGTGTGCATCATGAACTTCGCCTCGTACGCCGCGCTTGAGAAGTCGCTCGGTGCCAAGGCGCAGTACATCTCCTTCGACGGCCCGGCGAAGCTCTACTACCCCGGCATCCTGATCAACGGCGCTGCTGGCCAGATCAAGGTGTTCCCTGATCGTAGCTGCCCGGCGAAGACCGCGTACCTGCTCCAGATGGATACGTGGAAGCTGTACTCGCTCGGCCCGGCTCCCCACATCGCCAAGTACGCGGACGGGCTTGAGATGCTCCGCGTGTTCAACAGCGACGCGGCTGAGCTGCGCGTTGTGTCCTACGCTAACCTCGGCTGCAACGCTCCTGGCTTCAACTGCGTTGTTCAGCTCGGCGCGTAACGTGGTATAGGGCTGTCATGGAAACCCGGTCAAAGACGTGCAGGAAGTGTGGAGAGACTAAGCCCATCTCCGACTTCTACGTGAAGTCCCGAAAGTCTACCTTCGGAAAAGACTACTCTGACTCTTTGGCCGGGTTCTCCAGCGATTGTCGCAAGTGTCACGCGGGCCGCATGGCTGAACGTCGCAGGCGGCTTGGTGATGCCTACAAGACATCCTTCAAGGACTGGGAGTACCGTCACAAGTACGGTATCGGTCTGGACGACTACAACCGGATGTTTGCAGATCAAGGCGGATGTTGTGCCATTTGCCGCAAGCATCAGACTGAGTTCAAGAAGGCGCTGGCGGTTGATCACGATCATGTAACCGGAAAGGTCCGGTCACTGTTGTGCGTCAACTGTAACCTCGGGGTCGGATGCTTTCGTGATGACCCCGCTCTTCTTGAGGAAACAATCCGTTACCTCAAGGGTCATTTAACAACCAACACTGAGTCGGCCCAAGTGGCGACGGATTTCAGTGAAAACAGTGGTGCATCCGATGACGAGTCGGTCCACTAAGGTAGGGTAATCACATAGCCAACCGAACGTTCAACCAGTTTCAAGGAACTCTGCAGAAGGGCGTTGTGACGCTCTTTGCCAAGGTGACCTTCGACGCTTCCGGCAACCCCACGCTGGTGACGAGCGAGACGATCCTTGGTCCGCAGAACCCCACGACCATCAACCCCTCTAACGGCTTTGCGAGCGTCACCAAAGACGCCAGCAACTTTTACAAGTTCAGCCTCCAGGATCCTTACGTTCGTTTGCTTGGCATTTCTGCAACCGGCGTTGGCTTGGCAACTGACTTTTCAAATGTTGCGGGCGCCTCAATCGGCACCGAGACAAGCAACACTGATCCCTTTGTTGTCGTTGCTTTTCTTGACTACAACAATCCTCCCGGTCCCCTGCCGATTAACGGAAGCGCGCCGGGCAGCTTTGTTCTCGTGACGATGACGTTCGCCAACTCGACGGCGCTGTAATCGGAGGCTGTCATGGTTCACGACGAGAAGGGCGCTATTGCGATCATTCTGGGCAAGATGAAGCCCAAGGGTGGCGAGGAGATGCCCGGCAAGCCTGAGCATGGTGGAGGCGCCAAGGGTTCTGGTCACGCGATGCTTGCGTGCGCTGAGGATCTGATGGAGTCCGTCAAGGCGGGCGACGCGCAGGGCGTGGCCTCGGCTCTCATGTCTGCCTTCCACATTGCGGATGCTATGCCGCACATGGAGGGTGTGCATGAGGACATTGGCGAGGAAGAGGAAGAGTACTAAGCGGTAGTATGGGTGGGGCGCTCCGGCTATGCTGCCGGGGCGTCCCCTCATATCAGCGGAGGCAGTATGGCGACCTACCCGAAGATGAGCTTGTCGGATCTCCGCACGGCAAGCCGCCAGCGCGCAGACATGGTGAACTCCACCTTTGTCTCGGACGCTGAGTTGAACAGCTACATCAACGCCTCGTACTTTGAACTGTACGACCTGTTGGTGCAGAAGTACGGCAACGACTATTACATGAAGGAGTACTCGTTCCAGCTTGTGGGCAACCAGAGCCGGTACGACCTTCCTGAAGATTTTTTTAAGTTGCTGGGCGTGGACCTTGAGATCAGCGCTGGCCCTGACGGGTATGTGTCGCTGCGTCCGTTCACGCTGGCAGAGCGCAACCGCTACTCCACCGCCAACGTCCAGACCTGGATTGGCGTGACCAACCTGCGGTATCGGATCAGCGGCAACAAGCTGTGGTTTACGCCCTCGCCGCAGACGGGTCAGACGATCCGCATCTGGTACGTGCCGCGACTGGCTGAACTGGTGGATACGGTCACGATTACGGTGAACGCTCCGGTTGTGGACGACTACGTTACCGTTGGCGCGGTGCCGTTTACCGCTGGCGGCAACTTTGCGATTGGCGGCACCAACGCGGTAACCGCATACAACTTGGCTGAAGCGATCAACCTTGCTGGGTTGAATGAAGAGCTTACGGCTGTTGCTAGCGGCAACGTGATCACGCTAACGCAGACGGGCGATGTGCCTACGGCGCTAGATGTTGGCAGCGTGGCGACGCCTGTTCCGACAACTGGCGCATCCATCCGTTTGCAACTGTCTGCCGCGACCGTGACCAACGGCTCAATCGTCGCTGACGGCATCTCTGGGTGGCTTGAGTACGTGGTCACCGATGCTGCCATCAAGATGATGCAGAAGGAAGAGTCGGACACGTCAACGCTGCAGTTCCAGAAGGCCGCGCTGATCAAGCGCATTGAGGCCGCTGCTGAGAACCGCGACGCCGGTTCGCCCGCAACGATTGCGGACGTGCAGTGGACAAACGGTACGTGGCCCTTTGGCAACGGCTTTGGCGGCGGTGGCGGTATTCCGTAATGCCGACCGTCAAACAGCTCTCGCGCATCTTTAGCAAGGACGACTCGCTGAACCGGCTTCAGGATCAGCTTGCGTCTGCGTTGAATCCGATCTTGCGTGAGATCAAGGGTGACCTAAGCGGTCCTCTTGAGTCGCCTACTGTGTCTGCGCTGCGAGGGCGGCCGATTGCTAACGTGGCGCCGGCTGTTGGTCAGACGCTGGTTTACGACGGGTTGCAGTGGGTGCCCGGCTCAGGCAGCGGCGGTGCAGTTACGGCGGTTACGGCTACCTCTCCGTTGGCATCCAGTGGCGGCACAACGCCTGACATCTCGCTGACTGGCGTGGTTGATGCGGCTAATGGCGGCACTGGACTGAGTAGCCCTGGCACGGCCGGATACGTGCTGACCTCAACTGGGACCGCATGGACCAGCGCGCCCGTTCAGGGCACAGACGTTGACGTAAGCATTGTGCTTCTGATGGCCGGCACTGGATCTGCCGGCAGCACGACGTTTCCCGACACGAGCGTTTATCAGGGCACACTGACGCCTGCCGGCAACACGCAGATTGCGGCCAGCCCGTCTGTGTTTGGTGGTGGTTCCGTCTACTTTGACGGCAACGGCGACTACATCGCGTCTGCCATTAACTCGCTCTACACGCTTGGGACCGGCGACTTTACGATTGAGGGCTGGATCTATCCGCTCACCTACGGTGGCGGCGGATTTTCCAACCTTGCCGGTTGCATTTTTACTTTTTTGAACATCGCCGGGTTTATAACAACAACCGGTGAATTGGTTGCGTTGAACGAAAACGGAGCAATTGTTGTTGCCACGACTACCGGCACGATTCCTCTAAACGCATGGACGTTTTTTACATTTGTTAGAGAGTCCGGTGTTCTCAAAATTTACATCAACGGCACGCTGGACGTTAGCGCGTCGTTTACCACCGATGTTGCCCAGCAAACGTTTACGATCGGATCTGACAGCAGCCGTCAGGCCAATACGTTCTTGAAGTTTAACGGGTACATGAACGACTTCCGCATCTCAAGGCGGGCGCGTTACACCGGCTCGTTTAGTGCGCCAACCAGTCTGTTCCCGGTTCCGTCGGCCGGATGGGCTTTCCCGTCTGGTGCTGCTGGTGGCATCCTTGGGTATCCCAACTCTTGGTATCCAAACCCCAGCGGCCTTATCGGTATTTCCGCAGTTGCTGGCGCAGAGAACACCATCAAGATTGGCCAACCGGGTGTCGGTGGAGCGTCTGTTATCCGCTGGGATCCGTATGGCGCTCCAGGCGGGAACACCGGCTCCATTATAGGCCCGCAATCATACGTCAGCGGCGGAACGGCGTTTCTGTTTCCCGGCGGCACGATGCTGGTTGAGGGCGGCCAAGGCACTCCGTTCAGCGGCGGCTCCGACGGCGGCGTCGCCAAACTTCGCGGTGGTCGAGGCACGGGCGTGTATCGCAGCGGCGCTGCCGTTGTTGAGGGCGGACTAGCCAACACAACGCCTGCCGGCCATGCGTACGTTAATGGCGGATATAGCGGTGGAACAAGCGCTACGGATGCCGGTAACGTGTACATCGCTGGCGGTGCAGCCAGCGACCTGTACGGTGGCAGCGTAAACATTGACGGCGGCGGCGGCAGGACTGCGGCAGGCGAGGTTGTTGTCACTGGTGGTTCGGCCACCAATCCGGCTTACAACAGCAACGGAGCCAACTGCACTGTTCGCGGTGGCGCTGCTACTGGTACCGGCAACGGTGGCGATGTTTACGTGCAAGGTGGGGCCGTTGCTACCGGCACCAAGGGTCGCGCCTACATCGGTGATACTAACACCTCTGCCGTGTACGTGGCGTCAGCTACTACGGACCTATACGCGCAAAACCAGCAGATTGACCTTGTTTCAACGCCGCCAACAACCGGCCAGTTCCTTGGGTACAACGGCACCAAGTGGCTGCCCACCAGCCTGACCTCAACTGCCGCGCTTGCGAAGTTTGGCAATACGCTTGTGGTGGATACGGTTAACGGCAATGACCTGACGGGCACCGTCAACGGGCTTCCGTTTGCGACGCCTGAAGCGGCCATTTCCTACATCAACACAAACTCGCTGACTGGCGTTACCGTTTGGATCATGCCTGGCACGTACGTGCTGTCGGCTGGCATTACGGTGCCGGACACCTGCTCGCTCCGTGGCCTCTCGCTGCAAACGACTAGGCTAACGCTGACCGGCAGCAACCCCGGTGGCACGGTTACCATGCTGACCATGGGCGAGAACAGCCGCGTTGAGGATCTGACGCTGACGCTGACCTCAACCAATGCGACCACCAACCTTGTGGGCGTCAACACGCCGGGCAACTCCAGCACCACGTCTAAGCTGCGTACTTGCGTTGTGACGGTCAACAACAGTTCGCTTGCCTACACCACATCTACCAACGTGTACGGCATCCACGACAATGGTACCGGCACGCTGGGTCCAAGTTCGTTCTCGTTCAACCTCACGCGCGGCGTCACCATCAACGTATTTAGCAATGGTGGCGGCAACAAGCGCGCGGTGTTTGTTGACACGGCAAACGACATCACGTTCCGCGATACTAACTTCTACGTGGCTGCGCCTGTAGACTCGCTATCTACCGGCTCGTACGTGGGCGTTGAGACGACCAATGCGCTGTGCTCGGTGCAGTTCCGCACCTGCTCTATTAGTGGTCCGTCCACGGCCGGCAGCTACACCGGATCAGACATCCTGCAGACCACGCCCGGCACCGGTTTCATTAACAACGGAATCCAGCTTGGTCCCGGCTGCGATCTGGTCAACAAGACCGCTGGCGGCAAGCCGTTTACCACCTATGTGACGCCGACGACGATCGAGTACGGACTCAAGGCAAACCTTGTGAACTCGCCTCACTACCTGTGGCCTGGAGTGCAGACCGCTGCTGATGCGACGGAGGTCTTTTACCGGTTCCAGCAGAAGTCCATCTGCCAAGGCATGAGCATCTACGTTCGCACGGCCCCCGGCGTGGGTAAGAGCATTACGGTTACCATTAGAAAGAGCACCACAAGCGTGCCGGGTAGCAGCACCGCGACATCCATGACGGCAACTATCAGCGGTACCAACACCACGGCCGATCACTACACAAGCAGCGTTGACTTTGCAGCCGGCGAGTACCTGTCTGTTGAGATTGATGGCACCGCTGGCAACGCAGCGCAGGATCTGGTAGTTGAACTGGATCTGTTCTAGGAGAACCCATGTCCACGACTCCCAACATGAACCTGACGCTGCCTACGGTGTCGCAGACGCCTGGGCCGACGTGGGCCAACCAGATTAATGCCGACCTGTCAGTGATTGATGCTCACAATCACAATCCCTCGGTCAATGGCGGCGTTGCCATTACCACCGCTGCACTGAGTATTGATTCTGACCTTTCGTTTGGGAACTATTCGGCCCTGAGCCTTGCGAGTGCAGGGTTTGAAAACCAGATCACCACCCCCGCAGCAAGCCGCGTTTATGTTACCGGCGGCGACCTCTGGTACAGCTATGATGGCGTAACGCCCGTTCAGATCACCAGTGGAAGCGCGATTGTTGGCGCTCCCGGCAACATTGTTGGAATGGGCGGAACCAACGACGCCGCAGTCATTTACAATGACTCAACCAAG